TTTTATAGAGCTGTAGTAATTAAAGTACTTTGGATCACAATCTACATAAGAAGCTGTCTGAATCCAACGTTGCCCATCGCGAGCAAATAAAACTCCGAATCTAGTCTTATAAAATTTTTTAGAACAAAAAGTAGCACTAGTGTCATTAACTGAAATTTCCTTAATTACCATACCAAAACCATGTAGTACCAGTTCGGTGTCAGGATTGCTTGAAAAACATGAGTCCAACATAGCGCGCAACTGCTCAACATCGTGCCTCTCGACAACCCAACATGCATCGTCACCTGCTTGAAATAGAAAAGGAATCGTTTGCCAGCGCAAGCGGTTGATTTGAACATAGTTCATAAGTAACATTCTTATTGTGTTGCCGAAAGTAGTGCGAGTTGGGTGTCCAGAAAACACTCTTCCTATGACTTTGGCTGATAATATTTTGTATTTGTGTTTGAGCATCGGGGAGGCTTTGCGTAAAAGAGCGCCCATTGGTGTATTGGACGGCACATACATTTGTAGATCAGAAGAGAGGCTTGTGGCCATGCGATGGATTTCCTGAGCCTGTACAGAGGAGTATCCTAAGCTAATGGAGTACTTAGTCAGGTGTGTAAGAAACTCATTGTCTATTTTTTGTATCCATATAGCGTGTTGTGATCCATCAAAATGTTTGATGTCTAAATTTATAAAAACAGGATCTACAAAGTTGCGTACGACAATGTCAAAACGTTCTTCTAGTTCAGTCAGTGATACACAAATAGCAGCGTTTGGGACTTTAATGGTAGGGTGAAATTGCATCCGGGTTAAACCGTAAAGTAAAGTCTGTCCGACATGTCCGAGGACAGCTTTAACTTGAGGGGTTGGATTGTTGATCATTCGAAGTTTCATCTTGTCTTTGTCGAGTATTCCATCCTTTAATATAAATTGTTTTTCACAAGTTTTGAGGATAATTTCCATAGAAGTAGATAAGAGGGGTTTCATTTGAAAAGTATGATAACCATAACGGTAGACATTTCTCTTACTGCTTTTGACACTGTGTAAATAGTCTTCAAAATGAAGTAAGGGGGCAGCGAGACAATGTTCGTGAAATTGGGTTACATAAGGAGATAAAACCTCTGGAGTGTACTGGGCTAACATGTCTTTAGTGGGGATAGCTGGAGATGGTATGAAACGCTCGAGAAATACTTTAATTACCAAGAGGGGTTGGGTGTCAGGTACGCGATGCATAACGGTGTGATCTTGGAGTTCAGTTTTAATGTTTTGATATAAGGTAGGATTCTTGTATTTTATTAGATAATTTAATGTTTTAATATCAAAATTTAAATTCCATGGTGTCACTCCAAAAGTGACATTATAGAATTTACGAGGTTTCGGTGTATAATTTAAATTTTCAAAAGGCATGTTTGTAGATGGGAATTGTAAGTTAGTAAGCGAATTATTTATGTCTTCGGTGTATGGGCTATTGGCTTCTTCAGGCATTTTAGGAAGAATAGAACCGATTGATCCAGGTTGAAAAGTGTTGTGTACCTTACGCCTTCTTCGTGCAGGACCGTCACTTCTAAAAGTAAAGGGTAAAGGAGCTACAGCAGGAGGAGTAGGAGTATCATCGGAAGACATAAAAGAAAAT